GTATGACCCCCCGTTCAAGGTATCACCATTAGTAAAACCAGCAGCCGGGATACTTGCCGACAGTGTGCCGTTGGATATAGTCAAGTTTGATCCTACTTTAATTGCTCCGAGCGTTGTATTTGTTGCCGTAGGGATTGTTCCGCCGATGTTTGCGTAGGTGAAATTGGCGGAAGGCAGATAGGCGGTCAGATTGGCGGGCGTGGCATAGCGTCCATCTCCCCGGCCTTGCGTCAGGATCGAATCACTGCCCCAGACTGTGACATTTGAGAGCGTGGCGTTATTGGCAATGATTGCCAGGCTTCCCTTATCCAGCACGCATTCAGAGTAGAGCGTGCCGTTGTCGTTACTGCTGTAAAGCCCGACCTTCTGCCCGATTTCATAAGCCTCAAGTGCGCCGTTTGCACCAGTGGGAAAGCACGCAGCGAAGTATTCAAGCCCGCCATAACAGTGAATGCCGTTGCCGGTGAAATTGGCGTCACTGGTCGCGTCAAAGATCAGACCCTTGTGTTTTAATGCGGAAAATGGCATTAATTACGCCTCGTTATCGGCTCGTAACGCTGGTCGCAGGTTGATCGTGTCATTAATTCATTTGGCCCAGGTGGCGAATTGTTTACCCCAAATGTCACGCCAAAGAAAAGGATGCCGGTGACACCAACCTCCATAAATGAGAAGGTTGTCTGATCTTCGTAGTACAAAGTTGAACCGCTGGCCGCCGCTCCAAATATTGCTTGACTTACCAGCGTTCCGTTTGCATGTTTGTTTGTAGAAATAAGCTGCGCAGAAACAGGGCTCAGGTCGATCTCAGATTGACTTAGCCCTCTAGCTACTGTCGTATCGAACGCACGAGATAAAAAGACGCTGCCAGCGGCTGGATAGCCGTAAGTCATGCCGATTGCGAATTCATATTCAGTGGTAGCAAGATTGTTTGTTTTACTGATGCCATAGATTGTGCGTTTATTAAGTGTTCCATTGCCACTTGCAAGCTGATAAACCTGCCCTGCTATCGTCGCGTTGCCGCTGACGATGTTGGCATTCAGCGGAAAATACAGTGAATTGCCGACCGACGAAACATCATTCGCCGTTAGCGTGACATTCCCCGTTCGATTATTGAACGTACTGACACCGCCCGCTTGAGCCGACAGCAGCCCATTGGCGTTGATGGTCAGGTTATCGCCAACGATGATGCCGCCAAGTGTGCTATTAGTCGCGACGGGCAGAACGTAGCTGTTGCCGGTCGTCTGTACAACTACCGTGTTATTCGGCTGTTGCCGCACGATTACCTGATTACTTGACGACTGAATCGTCAGGCTCGTGGCGTTGGCTTGTCTGACAATAATATCAGCCATTATCGCGTGACTTCCGGCGTGACTGTGAGCGTTCCATACAAGAGCCGATCAACTGTGGTGTCAGGCTTTACAAGCTCAAGATCGTAAACATAACTGCCCGCAGTCAGGTTAGCCGTTTGGGCGGCTGTCTGCTGCAAGGTGAAAGTGCCGTTGGCCGCTGACGTGATCGTGATGTTACCGTTAGTGGTCGATAGGTCAAGCGTCGTATTGGCGGTATAAGCTGGCCGTGCCTGCATGCGGATGGTATAACCCGACAGACTAATATTCGTGCCATTGGCAGTCTGATACTGGATCGACTGTGACCAGGTGGCCCCTTGCTCTATTGTCAGATTGCAATTCCCGGCAGGCATTATTCAGCCTCGCCTTCTGCGGCATCTTCAGCCGCTTCGGCTGGCGTGTCCTGTGATTCAATTTCGGCATAGCCCATGATCTGGCGTGCTTCATTCAGTGACAGTAAACCGGATTGGTACAAGGCCACCGCCCTGTCTGACAAGGCTTTCGTGTCTGCTGCCAGTTCTTCGATCTGGCTGGTGTCAAATCGAACGGTCAGCATGTTATCTGGCTGGGCAATCGCGCCGTCATAGCCAGTTGGCAGCGTTCGCACCAGTCGCGTAAGCTGCATTGCCAGCAGTTCCAAGAAAGGAATGATCGCGTCTCGCCAGCTTGCTCGATTGGCTTCAATCAAGTTGCTGTAAGTTTTGCCGGTGTCCGGTTGTTTTAATGACATTGGCGACCAGCCCAAGACACCACAGACACGAGCGACTGCGATTTCGGTCATCTCTTGAACTGATAAATCTTTCGGGCTGAATCCCGGCGTTTTGATGTCAAGCTCGCCGCCCTTGAAAATCAGTGGCCTGCCGACGCCCTTGCCAGACACTGCTCGCTTGATGTCAGACTGTAAGACTGCGATGTTATCGCTCGTCATCATCTGCGCCCCCGTGCCGGTCAGACTGACCAGCCAAGAAGGGACGCCGGAACGGCTCAAGATGGTTGTTTCGTAAATTGCTGTCAGCTTGATCAGTGCCAACTCTGCCCGCACTGCCTCAAGCGGTGAACGCCCCTTGGCGGCTGTGGTCGATGACTTGCCGACCCGGAAATGCAACATTCGCTCGCGAGGTGTCGTGAACTGGAAGCCCCGCCCACCATCGAAGCCGACAAACGGGTATTCGGTGATTTCGCCAATCGCCTGTCCGTAGGTTGGCACTTGCAGCCAACTGTACGGGATTGGCTGAAGCTCGCGAATCGTGCCGCCCGTCTGCGTGTCCCGGTCAGAGATGGCAGGAATATAGGCGTTGCCATCCTCTAAAAGTTGCTGATAAATAAATTCAACCAGCGTTGATTCCGTTTCGCCTGGTGCCGGTTCACGCCAGATTTGCAGCAGCGGATGATCTACCGGCTCGAATCCGCCTTCTTCGTCGTAATAGCCGACTTGCAGCGTTGCCTTGCAGACGTTCCGCCGCATGGCCTCAATAGCTGCACGAATGACAGGATTATCGCAATAAGGCCGGGCAAGATTGGCGTAATCATCGCTTAATGCGTTGATGACATCGACTGACCATGCCGACACGTCGATCTCGGTCGTGTCAGCAGTCACGCCCGTGCGAAGTGCTTTTGAGCGGAACCAGTTGAGTGGGTTGTAGTCAGGCATTTAGATTAGGAGAACCACTGAAAAGAGCCGTTCCGGCTAAGGTAGTTAAAAGCGTCGGCTGCCGCATCCACCTGGTCATCATGCTGACCAGTGGGAAAGCTGCACAATTCGTCGATAAAGGCCCTGTTCCAGTCGCCCCGCTCAAGCTCTACAAGGCCAGCCTCACAGGCTGCCGCAAACGGCATGGCCCGCACTTCCTTGGAGCCTGTTGGACGTGCCGATACAGTCGCAAAGCCTGCAAGGTTGATCTTGTCCTGCTCCACTTGATCAACCCCCGCGGCACCGGGATCTTGAGCAAGGTGGACGATTGTCTGAAGCCCGTCTATCTCGGCTGTCTGTCGCTGGATGGTTCGCCGCTGGGCTGGTGACCACTGACCTCGTACAACGTGACTGATTCTGTATCGATCACCGATTCGGCACATTCTGACGCCTGCGGTGTAGTCGCCTGCCCCCGGCGTCGCGGCAGTATCGTAAGCGCGGCAAGCCAACCCTGAGCTATTGCCCCCGTCACTAATAGGCAACCAATCGTGACGGAAGAAGCCACCAGATCGTGGGCTAGGTCGTTGCTGATAAAGAGCAGAGAAAGCATAACTACCAATGGCCTTCTTGATTCTGTCAAAGTCTTGGACGCTGTAACGGTCTGGCCAGAGTGCCGCCCCCGGCTGTCTGCCGAGCGTGTCGTTCTCTTCGGCAATGGCTGGCAGGCTCACCACGTCCCACCGTTCGCCGCCGTTGTTTGCTTCTTCCAGTAACTGGCCTGCAAGGTCAAGAGAATGCCAGCGGGTCATGATCAGCACGATAGCCGCGCCGGGGTGCAGACGCGTGTAGAGGTCGTTTTGATACCAGTCCAGCACTCTTGCCCGATACGTTGGTGATTCAGCCTCTTGGCGGCTCTTCACCGGGTCATCGATAACGACCAGATCGGCACCGTAACCTGTGACACCAGACCCGACACCGACCGCATACAACCCGCCGCCATGAACTGACGACCACTGATTCTGCTTATTGCTGTCGTTCGCGAACTGAAAACCGAACCGACTGACGAGCCGCCGTGTTTGTCGGCTGAATGTACAGGCAAGGCTGTGGTTATAGGCCCCGACGATGACCCGCATGGTTTGGTTGCGGAGTAGCCTGTAAGCCGGGTAGTGAATCGTTGATTGTTCGCTTTTGCCGTGCCGTGGTGGCAGGAAAAGCATTAGCCGCGTGATTTCGCCGTTAGTTACTCGGTCAAGCCGATTTCGGCAGAGTTTAAGGTGATTCGGATGCCACTGATGATTCGGACTGACACGCTCTAAAAACTGCCATAAACCAGCCTTAATCAAGCTGTTCCGGGGCTGGCTCAGGGTCATCATCGTAATTGTTTAACGTGTCGCCTGATTGATCGCTTGCGGCAACCTTGCCGTTCAATCTGTCGTAGATGGCCTGCCAATAACGAAAGTCACCACCTAATGCCCTGTTTATGCCAACATCAACCAACTGATCAAGCGTTTCGGGACTAATCGATAATCGACGATCAAGAGCCTCGTTCATGTCAGGGCGTTTTGGCCTGCCCTTAGGATTGCCTGATTGACCAGGCTTCCATGCAGTTGAACTCAGGTGATCATATTTAGGGTTAGAATTTGCCACATTGATTGCGTGTTTCTATGCCTGTTATTATGCCTGTAATCAGGCATTACCCGCCAATTCGCTTCTGTAATCGCCCTAGGGCCGCATCTGAATCAATCGACTGATGATTCTGCCGCCATCGGCCTTTGCGTCGCTGCATGGTGGCATTCCGCTTGATTCTGGCCTCTGCAATGACAGACTGAAGTGAGAGCATCCGCTGTTCCCACTTGGCAGAGGCTTTCAATACCCGGTCAAATTTCTTATCGGCCCTCAAGCACTTCAGACAGATCGATGGCTTCAACTTCTCAAGGCTTCGGCCATTGTCGCACACCCCGCATGGCTGCGTTGCTGCTGATTCGTGCCATTGCCCATCAGGTGGCATCAGGCCGATGACTTCGACCTTTTGGCCGCCGAGATAGGCTTTAATCTGGGCTTCGGCGCGTCGGATAATGTCCGACTCGGCCATTTCCATTTCAGATAATGAATCCATCATCAAAGCAGCTTGACAAACTTTTTTTTGCGTTTCAATGCCAAAAAAACGTTATTTTATTTGTTTGGGAAATCAACAATAGTTGGCTCGTTAATTTCACCCCATTTGTGGAACCTCTGCAGCGGTGTTATTTCCTCTTCGTAAATCTCAGAGATCCTGAAATTGCCATCATCTTTACAGATAGCCGACACGACCCGCGTAACGAGTCGGTCTGGGTGTCGGTATTGAAAGTTGATGAACTTCTTGGTCGGCATGGTGCTATTATAGCACAACTTCCAGCGTAATTTCGACGCCCGGAGCCTCGTTTACATTGCACCAATGTTTCTGGCAGAATCTCTCCGTCACTTGGCAATCGTCCTTATAGACAATTCCGGTCAAGGCATCTTCGGTGCATCTGATCAGCTTTGTCAGGTCAGGTTTTTGCGTGTGATATTTCGGGGCGGTGTCTTTAATCTTGGCCGCATTCTTTCCGCTGCCGTAGTGGCATTTGGGCCGGGGGAAATAGAAATCGATGGTCATAGCCACCGCTTCATTTGTCAGCTTGGCCCCGGCGTCAGTCATGGCCTGTTGAGCATGTAGCGACACAATCGACTGCCAAGAGGTTTTCCGCTTGGCCGTGTCCATCACGATGATTCTGCCGGTTTTTGGATGCATGAATGCTTTTTTTGAGCCGGATGGTGACGCGATGCCTGGGACAAAGAATGTAAGTTTCAATTCATCTCCCCCTTTTCATCGCTTGCATGTACATCACCACCAATGCCGCCATCATGCCCGACAAGGTAAAACAGGCCACAGCGGCGAAGATTGATAGAGTTGTGGTCATTTGTCGTATTCTCGCATCCCTTCCAGCCTCTGAATCTCTCTATCTACATACCAACGTGCTTTTTTCAGATCCTCGATCACATCGCCCTTTTCACCCGCTCGCCAAAGGTATTTAATGGCGTTCCCCAGGCAGAAATTCATGTGTTCCGTGATCTGAATGCACTCTACTTTTGAAGGATGATTGTGGTAATGGTCAGGGTTGATTGGGTCGCTCATTCGGTCTGCCCCTTCCAGTGTTCGTATTCCCAGCCATGAACTAATGGCTCTTTCTTGTCAGGAATCAAATCTCTGAGTCTTGTCATTGGGTGCGATGCCAGTTCGCCTGTTTTTAAGTTGCGAACTGCCCACACCGGCGGGCTGACAATCCCGGCCTCAATCAGTGCGTTGGCAATCTTTTCAACCGGGATTGCTGCGTAGTCATTTAAAAACCGCCCGAAATCGGCGTCCATGAGTTCGGCGAATCGTTCGGCCTGCTCTTTTGTTATATGTTCAAGCTTGATCGGCATTATTAACCCCTTTGGTCACTACCAGACAACGGTACGACTTCGCAGCTGCAAAATTTAGGCTGTTGGTCGCACCCTGAGCAGACAAGGTCATCCAGCCTGTCCCTCAACCGCTCCACTTCCGCCACCAGTGCCAGCACCACGGCAGGTGATGCGGCGGCGATGTATTCGGCATCTTGAATTAGCTTTGGAGAATAATTGCCCTTAATTGTAAAGCCGCCGCAGTCCTCTCCCGGACGATTGCCAAATTCAATAACGGGCCAATTTTTTTGGTCGTCGTGTAATTTCCAATCGTATTCAATGGTTGCCGCCTCTGCCTTTTGTCGCAGTTCATTCAACAGTTCGGGCGTGATTTCAATTTGGCTCATTGCTCCACCCCCAACTTCTCTTCAGCCCATGCCTGAGCATGTTCAAGCGTTTTGAACTTTGCAGCAGCAGACCAGAGTTTTGTATCAAGATCCATTTCACCGTCATCTGACATTTCCCAGCCTACGCACACAATAAACGGATATTGGGCAGTTTCCACCCGCTGAATCTTGGCCCACTGCTCGCCGTGCAACGCCAGCCATATTTTGCCGTTTGAAGTCCATGTGAGATCTCTTCTCTGCTCAAACTTTTTCATGGCTTCTTTTGCCGCTTCAAGAGCCGCTTTGTCAGATTTCAGTTGCTCAATCTGCTCTTTCATTATTATTCCCCCCACACTGGAACGACCTTTGATTTTCGTAGTTGTGATGCATACTCTTCGGCGTGGCTTTGCGCAAGAAACAACTGATAGCTCAACTGCTTTCGTGGGCCAAGTTGCTTTTGCCAAACGTCATCTTCGGCATCGGCAGGCAGCACTACCCAAAGCGGTTTAAACTGTTGTTCAGCGTGAACATCGCACTTGCCATTCTGCATCAAACTGACTATCTCATGGGCATGCTTGTCCAGCTTCATATCAAGGTGCGTGATCGTGTTGCCAATCGATGTGCCCAGCTCAATCTCTGGCAAGTCCAGCACAAGCTGCCGAAGCGTAGCAGTCAAATCATAAATACGTTTGTACTGTTCAAGTAGCTCTTTCACTTTCCCCTCTTTTTCTGCTCAAGTTCTCTTCGCCTGTTCTGCCGTTTCATGGCACACGACAAACATCGGGTGCTGCCCTTCGCCACAATGCACTTGCAATCCAAACACTTGCCCTTTTCGGCACGCTCCCGGCAGATCTGACAAGTGCCAGTTTTGTTATAGTTGGAAATCGGGATGCCGCAGACGCTACAGCCGTACAGGCATTGCGTGCTTTTGGTGATCACGACCAGCTTTTCTTCAACCGTCTCATATCGACCAGCCAAGGCATCTTCAAAGTATTTTCTTGCTGAATCTTCCGAGACGTTTAGCTCGCTGATTACTTCCGCAAATGCCCGGCGAATTGTATTTCGTCTGACTGCCGAGATGTCACGCTCATAAGGCTGCCAAGCCGCATCAGCCATGCGTTTTAGCCTCAGTCTTAGTACCAAAAGGCGGAGACATTAACCGTTT